TAACAATAACGGCAACCCCGGCACAGCGAACACAGGCGGCGGCGGCGGCGGTGCAGGTAACGACGCAGGCGCAGGACAAAACAAAACAGGCGGCGCAGGCGGTAGCGGCGTAGTAATTTTAAGTTACCCAAATACTTTAACTATCACCATCGGCGCAGGTCTTACAGGGACGACGGCGGCAGGTGCAGCAGGTTTAACAGTTGCAACAATTACCGCAGGCGCAGGAAACGTAAGTTGGACATAATGGCTACTTATTGGGCTGAATTAAACACAAACAACGTAGTAGTGCAAGTTATTACAGGCGTTGACGACGACACTATTGAAGGCATACCTATAGGCGACTGGTACACAAATTTTTTTGGTGCGCCCTGCGTGCAAACTTGGATAGACCGCGAGGACAAAACCTACGCAGGCATTGGCTACACATACAGTTACGAAACAGAAGATTTTACGCCGTCAACCGACGAGCCGTAATGCAATGCGGTACGGTTTGTTTGCGTTAATACTTATGTTGACGGCTTGCGAAAGTACACGCGACAACACAATTACGGTTAAATCAAAAGTAAAAAATAGCGCACTAAATATTTGTTATGTGCCTGACCGTTGCGGGATAACGCCGTGAAACGCTACCGATACAGCCCAGACGAACTACACGCGCGCCTAATTGTTAGCGTAGGCGTATTGTTAGGTTTAGTTTTTAGCGTCATTGTTGTAGGTATGGTTTACGGCTTACTGTTTGTAAGCCAGCCAATAGAACAAAGCCCAAACGACGCGGCTTTCATAGATTTAATGTCAACTATTGTTGTTTTTTTAACCGGCACATTATCTGGCCTGGTTGCGTCTAACGGTATTAAAAGCAAACGTAACGAATATTTAAACGAAGATGACTAGACCCTATACAGCTGTTAAAGCGCCGGTAGCTAGTGGCCCGCTGGCAGGTAATGACGAATTCATAAGGCAAGTAGTTAAACGGTCTATGGGTTCGCTTTGGAATAATGGCAGTTTTATAATTAGGGATATTCGGACAAAGCCGGGCCAGTTATCTAATCACGCGCGCGGTCTGGCTACAGATTTTAGTTACCGTAAAATGACTGATAAAGGTTTAGTAGACGGGCGCAAAGTTGCGTTGCCGTTTATTTATAAGCTGCTAGAAAATGCAGACGTTTTGCAAATAGAGTTAGTTATTGACTATCACGAAAACAGAAGTTTTAAGTGTGATAGAGGCACTTGGATAAAAGGCAAATGGTCCGGCGGCGACTGGTTTCATATTGAAATATCCCCAGCTATGGCTAATGACGCAAACCTAGTAAAACAAGCTTTTCAGCAAGTTTTTAAGGATATGCCACAAACTGTTTAGCGCATAGGTTAGAGTTTGTTTAACCCCTTACCGAGAAAGTTAGGCCGTATATGACCCTTTTTAGCAAAGCTGTTATTTCAGCATTGGTAGCAATTACTTCATTATTTATATTAAAGCCGCCGCCCGCACCTACAGCCAGCGACTTACAAACGCCGTTTACAAGCGTTTACCAAGCATACGAAGCGCCTATAGGTATACCTGCGCCTACGACGTCTACGACGCTTATAACGCCTGCCATTGACCTATGCGGGCAAGTATTTAATATGGCTAAACACATAGGCTGGCCAGACCACGAACTAGGCAAACTTGTAGCAGTAGCTCAACGTGAAAGCCAGTGCACGGCAAACGCATTTAACCCAAAAGACCCTAACGGCGGTTCAGCCGGGGTAATGCAAATAAACTATTTTTGGTGCAAACCTTCGCGCTACTGGCCTAACGGCTATTTACAAGCGCACGGCCTACTTACAGACTGCAGCGAACTATTTAATTTAGAAACTAATTTGCGTAGCGCACTAGCAATTTACCGTTATAGCGAAGGTTGGCGCGCGTGGTCAATATAAAACACTTTATAATTGCGCTGTTACTTACTGCGTACACGGCTTTGATATGGTACGTTAAACCCACTAACAGAAAGAACCGAGACAATGAACGAAAACGTAAACGACGACCTGCAAAAACTGTTTGACGCAGACAAAGCGCAACTAAAAGCGCTTACGCAAGTCATAAACCAAATAACAAAAGGCAACGTACCTTTACGCGACCCAAGCGAATTAGTAACTAATAAAAATATTAGAAACTTACAAAACTGGGCTAGTGAATATACGTTTGATGACGGCGATTTAGTGCAAGATTTAAAGTCTGCAATTATTGAGCTTCAATATTTGTTAGCTGTTATAAAAGATTTGCGCGAACAGGTAAGGCATTTACAAAGCGAAAACGCACGTTTAGAAAGGCTGGCCGCTAATGCAATTTAACGAACTAGGTCAGCCGGTTATCCAGCTAAGCCAAGCCGATTACGAAAACTGTTTAAAAGTTATTCAATTGCAGTTAGAAGCCGGTAAGCAGCTTAATTTTAAAAACAGTAAATACGATATGAACCCAGAACAGGCCTACGCGGTCAGTTTTTGTGGGGCTTTGGGTGAACAGGCTGTAGCTAACTATTTTGGTTTTGATTACAGTTATTTAGGTTATGACCCTAAACGTAATGACGTTTTAGGTTATGAAGTTCGCACTACTTATTATGCAAATGGTCGTTTATTAACGCACCCAATAGAACAGCGCGCAAACGATATTGGCGGAGATAAACCAGGCCGTTACATATTGGTAACTATTGAGCAAAATATTTTACGCGCAACTATTCGCGGTTATTCAACGCTTGCACGCTGTAACGAACGTCAAGGTAACTGGGATACTGCGCTGCGTTGGCCGTGCTTTGCTATGCCACAAAGCCAGTTATGGCCTATAGATATGTTGCCGGCTACTGACGAACTTTTAGCGTTCAGACAAGTTAAGGCGGTTGCGTAATGGGTTTTAGCTTAGATAATTACGTTGACGTAGCTACACGTTTGCAGTTAGCGCACGCAAAATACCCAGAAATACGAATACAAGAAACGCACCGTGAAGTTGTAGAAATGCCAGACAAAACTTGTTTTATTCGCTGCACGGTTACGGTATGGCGCGACGCAAACGACCCAATACCAGCAGTAGCTACAGCTTGCGAAATTTACCCAGGTCGTACCCCGTACACAAAGACCAGCGAAAACGAAGTAGGTTTTACGTCTGCTTTAGGGCGCGCTTTGGGTTATATGGGTTTTGCTATAAACAAAAGTATTGCTAGCCGTGATGAGGTAGAAGCAGCGCAAAGCAGGCAACCTACAGCCCGTTTAGCGTCTGTAACGCTTATAAATGATGTTGAAGTACCTTTCCCAGAGGAAGGCCCTGCAAAGGTTTATCCGTCTACTAAACAGCTGGGGCTTATGCGAGGTTTGGCTAATGGTAAAGGTATTAAAGGCGACGAGCTTAAAGCGTATTGCTGTAATGTTTTAGGCCGCACAATTAACAGCACAAACGATTTAACTAAACAGGACATATCAAAGGTAATAGACGCGTTACAAGTAACAGGCGAACTAGAAAACTAATTACGGGCATAGACCTAAGCCGGTAGCACGGCGGTTGGTAACACGCGGTAACGCGGGTAGAAGGCGCTGTAGTGATACAGGGTCTGGCTAATGAATAAAGTTATGGGTGCTGCGTGAGGCTAAGCAGCGGGGGGCTTATCTGCATTATGGTTTACAAACTCAAACAAACTATGAACGTAACAAAACTAATAACCTGGCTGCGCCCGTCAACCTGCACAACTAACCACCTATTGAAAGCAAGCGCGATAGCGCGCGCTAGCAAGCGAAGCGCCTAATGCCTAAACGTAAACAAACACATAACCAAAGTCAGCTAACAAAACGCACACTAAACCAAACAGCACGAAGCCAAACCCAATACAAAACAAACAGACGCCTACTATTAAAAGAAAAGCCACTATGCCATTGGTGCAACAGTAGAGAAGCCACAACTGCAGACCATTTAGTAGAAGTAGACCGCTGGCCAAAAGACCAGCTAGGCGTTAACGGTTTAGATAATTTAGTGCCTGCTTGTAAACCTTGTAACAGTTCACGCGGCGCACGATACGGCAATCTAAAACGTAAAAGCATTTACGAGCCAGCACCTACCGTAAACATAAACGCAAAAAAAACTTATGCAACCGAGCGCATAACTATACAAACGCAAACAAACACACGTTCGTTTTTTTCCTCGGGTAGCCCTGCC